TCGACGCTGGTGGCGATGCTGCAGCGGGCTGACGGCACCGACATGACATTCAGCTCGCTGCCGAACACGGCGACTGCGAGGCGTTCGCCCGCGATCGCCGCAAGATAGGCGACACCGCCGACAGCAATAACCCACGCCGGATGCACCTTGCCCGATAGGGTAATCACGAAGCCGATGCATAGGACAGCAACGAAAATGACGGCTGGCGTTAAAAAGCGCAGGATTTTCATGTCGTGACTCCTTCAACACGAATATGTTCGATAGCCTTACCCGGATCGGCCGTGCGCCAGTCCGGCCAGTTTCTGGCCTCGTTTTTCGCTTGTTTGGCTTCGATCGCTTGCGCTATGTCTTCTGGCTCATATCCTGCGCGCCATACTCCGTCCAGCGCCAGAATGACTACATCAATCCACTCTGTGACGTCGGTCGGCTTGTCGGCAATCTCGATGAGTTCCTTACGAATGTGATCGATAACGCCTTCCGTTCTGGTGCCTGGGCCGAATGTGCGCTGCGAGAAGTCACGCTGACGATGCAGGTGCTTGATCAAGTCGAAGGCTTTTATGTCGGGTGCCGATGGCTGTTCAAGACTGAGCAGGTGACGCATCCATGCTTGCGCTCCGCCTTTAGTTAGGTGCCCTTGTTCATGCTCTGCCCATTCAGGCCAGCATTTATTGAACCCGGGCCAACATAAGTGGTCGCGCATTTCTTTGTGCGACACACTGCTCCTACCGCCATACAGCATCAGGAAAGCCCTGACGGCCTGGTTTTCGCCGTCATCATCTAATAGCGCTCCCATACCGATTACCTCCCTGCCGCCAGCGATTCAGCCTTCAGCGAGGAATAGCTCACGCCATCTACCGCGCTGTCCTCGTGGTATTCAGGCGCTGACCACTGGCGTACATCTTTGAGCAGCTGCTGCAGCAGCCAGCCTTCGGCTTCGCTCAAACTGTGGCCGGTGATGATGTTGAATACAGCGACGGTTTTGCCCATGCTGCGTTCGCCATCCGCCTGGTCGTATTGCTTTCCGCGCTGCACCTGCAACGCTGCGGCGTGGGCGAGAAACTGCTGTGCGGTGCGCGGCTGCTTTGCGCCTTTCTTTGATTTTGATGTGATCATGCATCCTCCCAAGTAACGGTAATGTCGAAAATGTGTGCGAAGCCGCGCTTGCCGGTCGGCGTTTGCCGCCACCAGCGGCTGCCCGCTATGTCGAGCAGCGGCGCGATGGATGACTGCCGGTCGCGGCGAATCGAGACAATCGGCAGCGGGGTGTCGAGTGCGAGATCTTGCGTTTCGATGGCATAGCCCATCTCACGCAGCAGGCGTGTGGCGCGGTTCATCGTCGCCAGTCGGTCTATCGTTTCTTCCGAAAACACCGTGCCGAACTTGCGCTCGACCGGAGGGCATGCGTGTAGTGCGTGTGCTCTCATGATTTGCCTCCCTTGCAGTTGTTTGGACAGCTCTGACAGGCGCGCCATTGCGCCATGGTCGTGGGGTTATGGGTTGGCGCGCGCCTGGACGACATATCGCGGCAGTCTTCGTGCGGGATGTCCGTCTTGGTGTACGGGCAGGCGACGCTGCCTGCCAGCACACGGATAACGGCCTTTTCGATCTTGTCTGTTTTGCCGAGATATTTATCGGACAGGACAAGGCTGATGGCCGTGCGCGAGTAGTCGAGCCGGATGGCTACAGCGCCGATGGATGTGCGCTTGCACTCGGCCTCCAGCATCTGAAACCATTCCGGCCTTGTTGTTGCAGCCGGAATGCCTTCAGTTGCAGCTGGAGCGGCTTTTGTTGCGAAAAACATCGGTGTTGATTCAAAACTCATCGCGTTGATCCTCCTGCCAGACAACCTTGCCGAGGTTGGGGTCGTAGACCGATTTTGTCCGCTGGATCATTGGCGGGCGTGGGCCGGTGTATTTGCTCGGAATCATGCGAAAGCGGGCTGCGCGTGCGCGGCCGCGAGTCGCTCGATTTGCTTCCGCTGTTTGCGCCAGATAGCCTGCGCGGTGCAGGAACTTGACATAGCTTTTAACGGCGTCGATCTTGATCGGCACCTCTTCAGTGCTGGCGTGTCCGGCCAGCTCTGTGCAGTCAAAGTCTTTGAGGATGCGCATGGTGCGCCACATCGCCTCATTGCCAAGCCCCATCTTGACCGGCTTGCCTGACTTGTCCACGCGCGGCGCTTCGATGCCGTTGTCGCGGGCCAGCTTCCACTTTCGCTCGGTTGCAAGTGGCGCGCTCGGATTCGTGCACTCGATGAAACCCGCTTTCTCCAGTGAGTAGAGATATGTGTAGACGGTTTCATCGTCTGCATTCGATCTGCGGGCGATGGTGTAGCTCCCGAACTCGCCATCGTGCTTGCGGATCGCCGCCCAGATGCGCTGGCGCGGCGTCTGCCCCCCGACCATTTCCATGTGTATGGGTTTGCGTGCCATCGTTACCTCACGCGTTCCGACGCGGCGCGTCGCCGGTGTACAGGTCGCGGTTGCCCCACTTGGCGCGGGTCATTTCCGGCTCGGCCATCAGCATGGCTTCTTCCCTGATGCGGGTCAGGTTGACGCAGACGCGCCGTACCGATCCGCTGGCCATTTCGACCACCATTGCCATCAGGTCTTCTGCCACCTTGACATCGGCGCAGTAGATCGGCGCGAGCTTGCGGGCGTCTTCCATGGAGACGGGCATCGCTGGTATCCACGCCATGACGCGGGAGTGAAACCGTTCCCAGCGCTTGAGTTTGACCGGGATATTTTCCTCGCCAACCAGCAGCAGCGTGCCTTGGCTACCTTCGTAGATATCGCGCACCAGCTCGATCAGGCTGTCGGAGCGCATGCAAAAATCAAATTCGTCGATAATCAGCGGGCGGCCACTGGCGGCCAGTTGCTCGCATACCGCATCGAGCATTTGCGAGATGGTGCCGGTCGGCTTGACGCCCATCTCGAACAGGATTTTTTCCAGCAGCGTCTTGCGGCTCCATGCGCTGCGCATCTGGGTGTAATAGCCTCGTGTCTTGTTTGCCAGTGCGCTGCAGGCGATGGTTTTTCCGCGCCCTGCAGGGCCGAACATGACACCAATGCCTGGCAGGCCATCGACCCTGTTAATCAGTTTTTCTGCTGCCACCGCGACCAGGTCGAGGTTGGCTGTGCTTGCTACCCTGTTGACCACTCCATTTTGTTTTGACATACTTGTTACTCCTTTTTGTAGTTGCTGCATCCGAGAGCGCCGTTACAGCGGCGCTCTCACCTTGAAACCACTTTCCTGCTGTACATCCTGAATTCGGCGGTTGACTGATAGGTCATCCGCCAAATTTTTTGCTTCTCATCGGTGATTTCTTCTTCCGGGATTGCTCCCAATTCCAGCCATGCGGCCCAGCGGCCGTCAGGCGTTTCCGGTACGGCCCACGCTGGCGTCGCCGGAACCAGTTCCGGTAGCGGATCGGGGGCGATTGCGCGCTGCAGCGGCTGTGGCTGCGGCGGCTCCATGATGAGTTCCGCCTCGGCCGCACGCGCGGGAAGGTCGGACACTTTGACCGTTAAAAATCCGGGGATGTTGACGCTCTCCGGCATCTCTATTGCCGGTGTGCCGTAGCGTTCGGCACGCACTTCTTCCAGATGCACTCCAAGCCGCTTCTCGCGGGCGATGGCGCGTTTTTCGCGGGCCTGATCGACAACCGACTTCGGCATGTAGTCACGCTTGTTGCCGTTCCACTCGGCCTTGCAGACAAACCGGCCTTCGTCGTCGTAGACCCAGACATGGTGCGGGTCGTGGACATCGTAGCCAATGCGCATCTGGTCTCCGCCAAACTCTTCCAGTTCGCGGGCAAAATAGGTGTTGCTGAATAGCTGGATCTCGCCGCGCCGGACAGGGCGCAGGATCTGCGGGCGGAATAGTGGGCGGGACTCAATATCGGACACCATGTGAGACTCGAAGCCTTGCGCGACATGCAAGTCCCACGCTTCGTTTGGTGTCATGTTGCGGCGGCGGCCGGTTGTGGGACAGGTGATCTTTTGAAGAGAGCGGTGCGGCGTGGCGTTGTATTCGTCGATGCGCTCTTGGCATGCGTCCAGAAAGCCTTGCCAGCTGAGTAGCGGCATTTTCTCTACTGCGCCGGGCTTTAACGCTTTGCGGGACAGCTTGAACACTGCGAGTTTGGCCTCGCGATCCATGTCTTTGCCCATGTATCCGGGCAGCTTTTTTGCCAGCTTTACCCAGAGGGTCTGATGCAGGCGCTCAATCACGCCGCGTGCCTGGCTGTTGTATGGCAGGCTGTGCCGCATGTCGATGCCCAGTCGGGCAATCATGCCGGTGGCGATATCGGTCAGCGTGTGATTCTTGTAGCCGGAGCCGTTGTCGACATAGAAAATGGCCGGTATCCCGTGCGTTTCGACCGCGCGCCGGAGCGCGTCCACGACCACATAGGAGCTTTCGGCCAAACCTGCAGACCAGCCAACAACCTTGCGGGTGCCTATGCTGACGACTTCGGTCAGCTCCGGGCGGAATGCCTTTCCGTGGATCGGGTGTTGCACTTCTCCCTTGAATGTGTGGCCGTCCGCGCTGAAGATATCGTCCGGCAGCAGCTGGTCGAACTTTCGCCTGACGAATGGTCGGACGCTCTTGAGTTCGTTGCCGCCCATGCGCCCGACTTCGCGGGCTACGCTGCCAACCTTTTCAAGGAAGCGACGCACGACATAGATGCTCGGCACATTCTCGCGTCCCATGGACTTGGCCCACTCTTCGTAGGCGTGGGCGACGGTCGGTTTTTCCGGCCGCTGGAAATGAACAAGGAAGGATGGTGCCCAGGCAGGAATGCTCATGTCGCGCTGGCGCACTTTTGGGGCAAGCTCACCGTTACGCTCGCGCTCGACAAATCGGAGCAGGCTGCGATCGGATGGCAGGCCGTCTTCGCTGCAGCGGCCGCGTTCATCGCGTGCCAGTTTGAGCATGGCGATCATCTGTTCGCTGGCGTGGCCTGTTTTTGCCATGGATACCAGCATCTGCGCGCATCGTTTTAACGGGTAGCCGGTTTGGGCCATCATGCGTTCCAGCGCCTGCAGGACGCCGCGCCTGGCGTCGGTTTTTAGTGCTTGCTCGGCGGTTTCAATCTGGTGCGATGCCGTAGACTCTGGGCGGATGATCAGCGCAGTAGACGGCTGTACCGAGGCAACCAGCGTCTGTGCGGCCTTGGCGCGGATGGCGGCCATAATCGGTGCCGGAGGGGCGTATTCGCGGCGAATGCCGCCTGGGCCGCCGCTGCCTTTTGCTTCAATTACCGGCCAATTTTCACGGGTTGCCCTGTCCAACACTCCGCGCTGTGTGCCGGGTAGTCCGGGCAGTTGCAGCGCCGCCAGTTCGGCCGCGCTGTAGTGTGTTTTGGTGGCTGTCCGGCTCATTTCCCCGCCTTGTTCATGCGGGTCATGACTTGACCAAGAAGCTTTTCATCCATCTGGCCGCGCAAGGATTTTTGCTTTGCCTGAATGTGACGCTCAACTACCGCCATCGCGCCAAATTCGGCGCAAATCGCCTCATCCTCTGTCAGGACGCGTCGGCCAAATGTGTGCGCCATCCATTCCAGGGGCGACAGGTCTTCGCAGACCCGCATGAGCGCCATCAGCGCGTCTGCCGGGATGCGCTTGTCGGTTTGTGACGGCGCGGCCCACTGATCGAGCTGGGCTTTTGTGACGGGGCGGCCGAGTGCGTCGGTCATCATGTCGGCCACGCGCTCGCGCGTCAGTCGCCGGTCAAATGCCCTGTCCAGGGTGCTGGAAATTGCCTTGCGTAACCCTGCGTCGAC